TACGCCACCAGGGTAAACGCCACAGACAGCACCAGAACCTGTAAATCGGTCGGGATGCTGCGCAGTCCCGGCAGTCCTTTTGTCACCTGGGTAATCACAACGGTCAGGAAACAGATAACCCCTGCCACAAAAATCAGGAGATTGAGATTCTCCATCACCATTTTAAAAATATCCAACTGCATCGCTTCTACCATAAGTCACTCCTCCTTTTATTCACTTTTTTCCAACTTATCAATTCTGTGATGTGCTGATTTAACGGACTGCTCCACAGCCGTGATCCGGCTTCCATGTTCCACGATTTCCTCCCTCAGTCTGTCAACATTTTTTGATGTTTCCCGTACATCAGAGGCAATATTATCCAGTTTTGTACTGATTTTAGTATTCAGTTCCGCTCGTTTCACTGCATCATCTATATCTGTTTTTTTGCTGTTTTTATTGCTGTAATATACTGATGCCAAAAATCCCAACAGCGATATTATAAGCGCAATCCACTGAGTATTCATACCCACTTCTCTCCTATCATTTTTTGCACAAAAATAAGACCGGTTTACGGCCTAGCTCTGATCTCTGTCACAATATCACTTCCTTTTTTAATTTACATACTAAATTGCTACCCTTTCTAAATAGATCGGTACAAAATGTATTGCTTCATCTCCGACAATTTCATAAGCTCTGGAAAAGATCTCTTTCGCCCTGTCTGCGATTAAATTGCAGATAAACTCTTCCATCTCGATCCAATGTCTCTTTTTACACATACGGTGTATATCTTCTAAGTAGCCGTAGCTGTAAAGCATCACATGCCCTAGTTCATGGAGAACTACAGTAGTTAAAAACGAACCAGATAAGTCGCCTGACAAACAGATTGACATGGTATCTGGATCTGTAACAGCGCAAGTCTTTTTACCTGTCCTGTCAATCAAAATCGGATCAGACGGATGTACAAATCGAACAGTCCATAAGATCCCATTCATTCGAAACTTCATTTATTTCACCTCGCAAAAAGAGCCCTAGCTGTATTGCTAAGGCTCTTATCCATTAATTCATCGACTGTACTTTCTGTGCCATCTGAACAATTTTCTGTTTCAGCGCCGGTTTTTCCGATGCATCTGCATATTTCATCACGCTTTCCACCATATCTTCCATATCGTTAAAGATTTCGGTCATGGATTCCTCCATTTTTTTCTTGGATTCCGTATCTTTGTTTTCGGTGTAATGCCTACGGTAGTTATCGTATCGATCATAAGCGTCACCATATTTCGATCGTTTTCGTTCCGGTTCATATCCATATCTTGAATGATCTCTAGACCGGTTTCCGCTCCATCCATTTCCGTCCATATTGTTTCTGTCATCCCGATTAGGATATCCCATTCTATAGCCGGTTATCATCGGAGGAAATTCATCTTCCATCCAGTCATTTTCATACTCTTCCGGAATGTGCATGTATGGCATATATCCAGCAGAACGTCCACGCCCGGAACGATGAACAAACCTTCCATTTCTGGCGCGTCCACGATATCCATATCGGTCATTTTCGGAATCGTCATAGTCTTCCACCATCCGTTTCGTCAGCTCGCCCTCCATAATTTTGTTAGGAATTTTTATCATCTCCATGTATTCTTTTTCCAGACAGGCTTTTGCTGTTTCTGCGGAAAAATACTCCATCTGCATCGCATCTTTCAAAATATCTACTGATTCACCAAAGCATTTCCGGTCAATATTGTCATATCCGTTTGCCGACATCTGTTCAATGTCCTGCTTTGCAATATCTTTAATCTTTTTGATTAATTCGTAATGTTCGCTCATATTCAGCACCTCCTAACCGCATACCCTGACTGCTGTAAGGTTTGGATTATCAACTTGTACGGCTGCAACACCTGTGTTCTGTACAGTCACCGTCTGACAGCATCCACACGGAACATCAATATAGTGCTGAGTAGCTACATTAAAGTATTCAGATACTGCCGCCGGAGTGGCTCGCATCACTGATCCAGTGATTGGCTCCCCATCTAATGCAATGGCAAGAGACACCTCGCCAACTACTCCACCTGCCGGAATTGCTACATTTCCACTGAATCCAACAAGATAGCGTCCTGGTTTAACAAGAGTAAGCTGGGCGCTTCCGGCTCTGTGGCGTTCTGCGGAACATTTACTTGAAATTTCTTCGGAATAAACAACGCCCTGTCCAGGCGCTACGGTCTGCGGCGTCGGGTTAAGTAATTCAATCATATTATTATCTCCTTTATACAAAAATAAAGGGGATAGACCTAGTATCTATCCCCAAATAGGCAATAGTAACATTGAGATCGTTTCTCAAAGTTCCCGTAGGGAAGATACTATTTAACAACCACACGTATTACATCCACAGCCGTTTACGCCAAATGTGAATCCCGTAGGATTGATGATAGACGTATACGGACTCATTACCGGATAAGACGGAACTGGTGTAGGACGCAATGCGTTGACAATGTTTGTTGTCTGCGCTGCATTACTGAGCTGGAGCTGTGCGGACTGTAATTCAGTCTGTAAAGACTGGATCTTGTCCTGAGTAAACAGATCAACGATCCTCTGTGTTCCGGCGTTCTGTGCGTCGATCACATCCCTAAATCCGCTGCAAAGAGCCTGCTGAATTGCATTTCCATTATTATTTACGGTATTTTGCAAAATGTTTGTCTGTGCGGCAAGGTTATAATTCACACCGTCGACCGCTCTCTGTGTCTGGCAGCAACAATCCTGTAATTGATAGCCAAGATTGCTAATATTGGAATTAACACTAGCAAAACCATTACAAAGCTGTGTTCCAATTCCATTGATTCCAGACTCAATACCCTGAGTAGAGAGCGCAGAATCTATATCACTACGTGTTGCGTATCCCTGGAAACCAGGAGTATTAAATCCTCCGCCGTTTCCTCCAAATCCGCCGAAACCATTTCCCCAGCCTCCAAAAATTGCGAAGATAAGGATAAGCCAAATCCATCCCCAACCCTCTCCGCCGAATCCATCATTACAGCCACGGGAATTTCCGGCATTACCTGTAAGCACAGCTACATCCGCTGCACTCATACCTGAACTCATCATATATTTTTGTCTCCTTTTGCAATATATTTACAATTAGAGACATCCCGGGCTGTCTGCTATATTGTACGATGTTAAACACCAAATTGAGATTTAATCTTATTTACCATTTCATCCGCATCGATTCCCTGTTCTTTACAAAGATTTCGTGCAAGTTTTTCGATTCCTTCCGAATCTCCTTTTTCTGCCATTTGCATTGCGTTTCGCATAACCGGATTATTTCCAGCCTGCTCTCGCATCATATCCATGACTACTTTCTGCGGATTTCCTCCACGCATCATTTTTACAAATTGTACCGGATTCATCATTTTTGCGATCCTCCTCTTTGTGTCTTAGGAGGCTCACTTTGAATCATTTCTTTTAATCCTGCGATCTCAGTTGAAAGATCATTCTTAATCTGTAACAGCATTGCTTCCAAGTTTACAGATGACTGTTCAACTGGCTTGGGATCATCTGGCATAACTGCTTTATAAGTAATGATCCGGCTTGTACCGTCAGCTTGTAACTGTTTTGCGTAGATCTCTGTCATGTCTGACTTAGGATAAAATGTAGGGTTGCCAGACATATCCACATTTTTCGCACGTACAACGTCAACACTGTCTACAATTTCCCCATTAAGGCTTGGCTGTTGTGTAAAAGTAGGCTGGTTATATTGCGCCTGCATCTGTGCAAGCCTGTCATACTGAGGCTGTAAAGGGTTATATTGCTGTTGTACTGGTTGCTGATAATAAGGATTAAAATACTGCATCTGCTTGCCTCCTTGTCTTTATGCTTGAAGTATAATACCAAGGATGTGATTCAAACAGTTCATATAAGTATCAAAAAAGTATCAGCATACACGAATAATCTTGTTATTTACTTTTCTGCTTAATCTTTTGATTGTGGATATACTCACATTCATTAACTCAGCACAGTATTCGAGCGGATATTGTTTAGCTCTATACTCAAACAATGTCCGCTCGTCGTCTGTAAAATTACAATATGTCCGGAAATAATTTAATTCCAGTATGGTAAAATCATAAATCTTCATTTTTCCTCGTTACATCGTAAAATTTAAAATTATTCTTTTACACCTGTAAACTTGCTACAAATAGAGTGGTTCCTCCGTCACCTTATGCCAGTACGCCGGATACTCGTCAGGGTTCCACACAACTGCCACTCCATCTGGTGCGATACAATCATATTTTTCGCCTTTCCAAGTAATGCCATCACCCTTGTAATAAGCGTCATGCGCTCCTGTAGGCTGTTTATATTCCGGGTACTTGTCCGGTTCTGGTTCCGGCTCCGGTTCTGGAATATCTGTCCCGCCCTCTTCGAGAGCTTTTTTGATTGCTTCCACGTCCTGTTTTAAGCCTGTGACCGTGCCGATTGTCTCCGCTAAAAGCTCCATCATGTAGTCAACCTGAGACTGGATACCAGCATAGCTGTTTTCCGGTGTCGCCTTTTCCCGGGCAAGTGCGATCAATTCCGTTTCCTGCTCGTCCGTGATATCTCCCCGGACGCAATTCTTCTTAATCTTGTTAAGCATGTCCGACAACTCATAGTCACCGGACAAGATAACCTGTTTGATAATCTCATACATATTTTATACCTCCTGCAATGCCTGTGTTTCCAATGCCGACAATCTTGCGGCTGTTGCGTTTTCCAGCTCTTCCAATGCAATTTCATTCCTCTTGGCCGTGCAATACGCTGTTGTGTTTAAAGCCCCGTCCTCGTTTCGTGGCAATAAAAACTGATTCTGGATTTCCGCATCCGACGGAACACCGACAATCGTCAGCTCCGTTTCCTCATCACATGCCATGATGCTGTATAGGGTTTTCATGGCTTCGGATGAAAGGGGTTCTTCGGTTGGTGTGGCTAGTTCATAGACACAAGAAACCGGATTCTCTTGTAACCACTCTTGAAATCCGGCTATAGTATTATTGTCTAAGTATCCAGATTCAAAATATATATTAATGTCGTTTCCAATCCATATCGATGGCGGTTCAACAGAGGTAGCATGTTTAAATCGATTTGATACTATATCGGCATTTACTTTCTTTTCTTTGTATTGACTAGTATAAAATTGATTTGTGTTGGATTTACCTTGCACCCAACCCTCATCTTCCGAACCATCGAAAACCTCCTGTTTCCATTTCCTTAACAGCTTATACTCCCCATTACGCCTTACGATCTTATCCCCCTCAAACAGCGGGTAATCGACAGGGATATACGTTACATTGGACTGATAAGGGACGAATTCGTTAGTGGGTTCCGAC